GAAGAGGTAACCCGTAACCATACCTTTGATGACATCGAAATACACGAGCGTGTTAGGTCGTTTAACTTCAAGGTTGATCCAAACAACTTCCGACTTATTAAGGCTAGGGTTCAAGAATGTCAGGAAATAGTAAAGCGTTGGGACTCGGAAGGTCTTGACTAGTGTTAACTTAGCAAAAAAAGAAAAAGATGCTAAATCTGAATTGTGCTGGTAACTCAGCAACACACAAGTTCACGAAAGCAATGGGCGATAAGCCTTGTAGACTTTCGTTCTCAGTAGCCGTTAAGACGGGTAAGGACTCAACTGCTTGGGTTTCTTGTTCTATGTATGGAGTAAGAGCGGAAAAGCTATGGCCCTTCTTTAAGGATGTCAAGTCTATTAAGGTAGCCGTCAGCGGAAAGCCTTGGGTAAGTGCGAAAGGTGATAAGGGTTATTTAAACCTGGCAGTCGACACGCTGACCTTTATGGGTTCCGAAAGCAAAGGGGATCAATCCGAATCCTCAGATGGACTACCGTTCTAAGCACCTAGGGATGATCTACTAACCCGTTAAGGGTGCTTTATAGGGGGGCTTCGGCCCCCTTTTATATTTGTGGTAATCAAAAAGACTGCAAATGGCTAAGATGGATGGGCTTTATGTCCGTATTCAAACTGATTCAGCAACACCTGCAACGAATGCGGCAATCCTTGGGGTGGTTAGTTCGGCAATGAACATCACTACTAACGAAATCGATACCACTTCCTACGAAGGTAACGGGGACTATACGGGGATTCCTGGAACTCGTTCCGCTGACTTCTCTGCTGATTTCCACCTTGAGTCTGACGGATCAAACCTCACCACTCTGATGGCTGACCAAAAGTCTGGTACTGTCTTAACTTTCGTTTATGGTGGAGTTGACACGGGTGACTTTCAGATTTCAGGAAGCTGCTACATTACCGCTATGAACATTACTGCAAGTATTGATTCAGCGGTTAACGTATCTATGTCTTTCCGTGTTACTGGTGCTTTGGCCCTCGGAACTGCTTAATTAGTTTTCTCTATTTGTTTAAGGGAGGCTTCGGCCTCCTTTTTTTTATTCAATTATTTACATTAGCTTTGTTGTAAACAATAAAAACAATGAAGCAAAGAATCACCGAGTACGACATCTACGGACTAACCGAGATGCAAGAAATAAACTGCGTAGAAGTAGACTACAAGGTTGAAATAATACCCAACTCAAAAGAGGGGTTCAGATTCTCGTTCAGCGGAGAGGCTACCGTTAGCATTACTGAGTACAAGACCGAAGAGGCATTTAATGACGGGTGGACGAACCACGTTAATAGGATTGACAATGAAAGAGAGGTTATCCTAGAAATAGAAGACTTCGATTTTAAGGAGAGTCCAGGTAGTGAGTTGATAGACTTCGATCCCGTCCTTTACATTGAGGATTTTAACGATAGCCCCGTTGTTTACCTAGAATTTCACTTGAGATGAAAACCACCTTTGAACGATTAGAACGCCACGGGGTGACGTTTGAGAAAGACGTTATCCGAACCCTCAAGGTCAACCTTTACCCTTCTATGCTTCCCATTTATACTGCCGCTGGCGTGTGGTTTGCGATGCGTAACGCTGGGGTTGTTGAAGGTCGTTTCTCCTTTACTAAATTTATTGAACTTTTCGAAGATGCTGAAGCTTAGAGATGTACTCCTTTTCTCGTGTGACTATATGGGAACGGACGTTAGTGAGGTTATGTCAACCACGAGAACAACGCCACTAGTTAAGACCCGTATCATTTACGCTAGTATAGCTAGGGGGCTAACGAATAAAACCCTTGGAGAAATAGCCTCTCTTATTGGTAGGGATCACGCCACAATAATTCACTACACGGATAGGAAGCCTTCCGAAGTTCATAGGGGTCTAATATTGTCAGCCACTAAAGCGTTTACCGAGAAGCACGGGCACGAGTTAGAGGCTTTCACCGACCAAGAACTTTCCATCTTTGACCTGAACGATAAGCTTAAACTTCGGGTCTTTAAGGAGCGGAAAAGGTCACTAGAGAACCTACGAATAATTAAGGGCAATCTTGACCAGGTTAAAGAGAAGTGGGTTAAAATCAAGTTGTTACCTTTGTTAAATGAGGAAATCTCACGGCTCAACACTTTGCTGGAGTTGCGGGACAATGTTCCTGAAGAACAAAAAAGAGCAAATGGTTTGCTCCGTGGAGTGCGCCATAAATCTCCAAAGTGGCATAATGTCTAAGAAGTCTACTTGGACGCATTCCCGTTGGCTAGAGGAACTGCAAAAGGACGTGAATAAAGCCGTTCGGTTAATTGACCACGGTCACCCTTGTATAAGTAACGGTTCAGCCTTCAAGGAGGGTATTATGGACGCTGGGCACTACTACGCCCGATCAACTCACCCCGTTCTAAGGTTCCACCTTTTGAATATTTGGGGACAATCCAAGTACGATAATCGTTTTATGGAAGGAAACCGTCAGGGCTTCTCTAAGGGACTTTCTTTGGTGGGTGGTCATAGCCTACTAGAAGAGATAGAAACGCTCCCACAAGTCTTTAAAACGGGTAAATGGAGTATTCCTGAGTTGTCTACCGCTCGTGACGTTGTTCGGTCGTTCGTTCTTGACTTTGAGAAAAAAGGTTACTACCTTGAGAATGAGGATAGAATAAAACTGAAGAGGGAGTTAACCGAATTGAGTGGGCTATATGAAATAGATTTGATGCGTAAAAACATCACTAACCTCTGATATTAGCCCTAATGATGCATCTAAACACCAAACAAATGAAGAAAGGAATAATTACGAGCAAGTGGAATTTAGTTCAAGATGGGGTGATTATAGCCCAATGCTTTGCAGATACTAGATATGAGGCTCTAGGTTACTTTGAGGGTGCTAACTTGCCTTTAAGTTTTAATTACGAAGATGTAAGATTCGTACACTAATGACACGAGCCGAACAGATTTCAAGGGTCTATGACCAACTCAAAGAATTGCAACTTTCAAAGAATGCAGACTATGGAAATAGTGCGTTTGATGACGTTGAGGTTTTTGGTGAGATCATACCAGCGAAGAACGGCATTCTAGCACGGATAGCGGACAAGCTAAAGAGGTTGGAAAGTGAGGGGTTGGAGGTAAGTGAGTCTAAGGCAGACACTATAAAAGATTTAATTGGTTATCTTGTCATCCTATTAATACTAGATGAAACACGGTAGCCTATTTAGTGGAATTGGAGGCTTTGACCTGGCGGCTGAATGGATGGGGTGGGAGAATGTGTTTCATTGTGAATGGAATGAGTTCGGTCAGAAAGTTTTAAAGCACCACTTTCCTAAAGCTTTATCTTATGCAGACATCAAGAAGACAGATTTCAATGTTCACAGAGGAAGAATTTCAGTCTTGTCAGGCGGCTTCCCTTGTCAACCCTACTCAAGTGCTGGAAAGCGACTCGGAAAGGAGGACGAACGCCACTTGTGGCCCGAAATGCTTAGAGCAATTAGAGAAATTCAGCCACGTTGGGTCGTGGGCGAAAACGTTCTCGGCCTTACTAATTGGAATGGAGGGCTGGTATTCGAAGAGGTGCAAGCTGACTTGGAGGCTGAAGGGTACGAAGTACAACCGTTTATACTTCCAGCTTGTGCAGTCAACGCCCCACACGTCAGACAAAGAGTTTGGTTCTGCGCCTATTCTACCAACTCCGGCAACGGGAGCGGATCAAAAGACACAATACCAGCAAGGGGGAAGGAGTCTGATGAATTATATGGACTTCCACGGAATGCTCCCGACTCCGAACAAGTTGGATTATATATCAGCGAGGACACCCGAAACATACGAGAAGGCAAAAGCCAGGTGGTCAGAGAAGGGTATAAATCTACAGATGCCCCTAAAACAAATGGCGAGAAACGGAATGCTACCGACACCGATGGCTCAAGAAGCGGACAAGATCACGGGCAAGGAAAATCAGAACTCGGTCACAAAGGTGATACGCTCCCAAACTGGGACAACTTCCCAACTGAATCCCCCATTTGTAGCGGAGATGATGGGCTTTCCGACAGCTTGGACAATATCACCTTTCCTAAGTGGCGAAACGAATCAATAGCGGCCTACGGAAACGCAATAGTACCCCAAGTGGCGCACCAAATTTTTAAAGCAATAGAAGCTTATGAAGAGTCCTTATTACACTGACCCCAAGGTTAAGGAGAAGATTGACGAAGCGTTGCACCAATGTGCTTTACTCTTTGCTAATCTAGGTTGTACCGATCCAAAGGAAGCCTATGACGAGGCCAAGGAGCAAGAGCAAAGAATCCTTACCAAGTTGATGAACCACGACCCTGAGGTTATAATGCGCCTTCTCAATGACTAAGAAACAACTAATCACTCAGTACATCGAAGAGAACCAGCTTCAAAACGAGCCTAAGAGGACTATTGCTAGAATGGTTGTAAGAGCCTTCCCTGAAGTGTTTGAGCAGACAGATAAGCAGATTAATAGCGTTAGGCGTCAGGTGACCAGCATTCTTCCGTGCAATAAGATTACAAAGGAGAACCGAAAAAGGGTAGAGCGTGGAATTGAGGCGTTAATCCCTAGAGCTTTAAAGAAGGGCTCTAAGACGTTTAATCTTCCTGAAGGTACTTGGATAATACTTAACGACATTCACTTTC